GACTACCACGCCGAACGGCCGGGGGGACTGCGCGGCCGGATCGGGCGGATGTTCGGGGATAGAAGGAGGACGGCGGCATGAGCATCAAGGAGCGCATCGCACAATCCCTGTTCGGCACCGTCATAGACGGGCTGGTGGCCGAGCGCCTCAAGGCGGCGTCCGTCGCCGACCTGGAGCGGGAGGACGAGGGGTGGAGGAGGCTCACCGGGAACACGAACCGCAACCTCTCTCCGCTGAAGCAGCAGCGCATGTTCGATATCGCCTACTACCTGTGGGAGAACAACCCCATGGCGGGCTGGCTGATCGACATCACCGTCTCCTTCCTCCTCGCGGAGGGGCTGCCGTACGAGTGCAAGAACGAGAAGGTCAAGGAGGTGCTCGACGCCTTCTGGCAGGACCCGCTCAACCGGATGGACCTCTACTTCGAGAAGCACGTCGCGGAGCTGCTGATCTTTGGGGAGCTGTGCTTCCCGGCCTTTGTCGCGGAGCAGACCGGGAAGGTCCGCCTCGGCTTCATCGATCCGGCCCGCATCAAGGAGGTCGCCTGCGACCCGGAAAATGTGAAGCTCATCATCGGCGTCGTTTTGATGGATCTCTCCGACAACCCCGGCAAGGCGTACCGAACGGTCCTGCCCGAGGAGGCCGATCACGTCATGAGCAAGAAGGCCCGCGCCCTGCGGAACTCCTTCGACGGCGGCGAGTGCTTCTTCTTCGGCATCAACAACGTCACCAATTCTCCCAGGGGCCGCTCGGAGCTCCTCTCCGTGGCCGACTGGCTCGACGCCTACGAACAATATTTGTTCGACTCCACAGAGAAGTGGTCGTTGTTCAACACCTTCGTCTGGGACCTCCTCGTTGCCGGTGACGAAAACGAGATCAAAAAGCACGTGTCGGCCTTCACGAAGAAGTCCGGCAGTATTTACGGGCACAACGAGAAGGTGACCCTTACCCCCTCGGCGCCGGACCTCAAGTCGGTCGATACGGACGCGGCAGCGCGGCTCATCAGGAACCATATCCTCGGCAGGAAGGGTTTCCCCGAGCACTGGTACGGCGGCGGAGGCGATGTCAACAGGGCGACGGCCGCCGAGATGGACGCCCCCGCCATCAAGATGCTCTCGCAGCGCCAGGCCTACGTGAAATACATCCTGGAGGAGATCCTGCGGTACGTCATCGCGCAAGCCCGCGACGCGGGCTACCTCCGCGTGACGGACGAAGAGGCGGCCGACTGGTCGGTGGTGACGCCGGAGATCTCCACGAAGGACATCACCAAGCTGTCGACGGCGGTCCGGGACATCGCCACGGCGCTCGTGGTCGCCGAGCAGAACCAGTGGGTCTCGAAGGGCGCGGCGAGGAACATCTTCTCGGTCATCACCGGGTTCATCGGCATCGAGATCGACCCGGACAAGATGCTCTCCGAGATCGAGGAAGAACGGGAGACGGAAGGGTACGACGACTACACGGACGGAAAACGCGGGACCGCGGACCAAAAATCCGGCCGCAAGGTAGCGGAGGAAGAGTGAACGCGAAAAATGCGCCAGGATCGTTTTTTATGGGGTGGTGCGGGCAGAGCTTCGGCTATCCCCTTTTACGCGTGCTGGTGAAAGTTTTCAACGGGTTCGCAACGAAGTCTGCATTCAGCCCGGAGGCGATTTCCCATGCCTAACGTCTCCACGGTGATCAAGCAGACGCTGCGCCAGAAGGAGGAGGGGATCAAGACGGGCGCACAGGCCATGCGGGACGTCATGCGGAACCTCCACAGCCAGGTCATGACGGAGCTGGGCCGAGCGGCGCTGGGCTCCTGGGACGCCTATCACCTGAAGCAGGTGCTCGCCTCCATCGAGGAGCAGATGGCCGCCTCGGAATCCTCCGCCGTCAGGAGCCTGGAGGGCGACGCTGACACCATGTGGGAGGCGGGGTGCGACCTCGTGGACAAGCCCCTGGCCGCGGGCGGCATCTACACGGGCTTCCGTGTATCCACCAGCTCTCTCGCTGTCTTGAAGGAGTACTCGAGCACCTACCTGAAGCGGCTCTTCGGCGATGCCTGGTACGGGGTAAAAGCCGAGCTCTCCCTCGGGATCCTCGGGACGAAGACCCCCCAGGAGGTCACCACGTCGATCGGCCGAACCCTCCGGTCGGGGCTCTTCAAGAATTACGCGCACCGGGCGGAGACAATCACGAAAGTGGAGATGGGGCGCATATACTCGGCTGCAGCACAGAAGCGGATGGAGGAGGCCTCGCGCAATGTCAGCGGCCTCGAAAAGCAATGGAACCACGGGGGCCACCCGAGAAAGCCCCGGCCGTCGCATGTGGCTGCCCACGGACAGCACGTGCCCGTGAACGATCCGTTTCTGGTGGGCGGCGTGAGCATGATGTACCCGAGGGACCCTGAAGCTCCCGTATCCGAGACCATCGGCTGCGGGTGCGACCATGTCCCGTACATGGAGAGCTGGCAGTGAACAGACAATCGACAAAAGGAGAATGTCATGGCGAAGGCAATCGACAAGAAGTGGCTTGAAGGAACCGCTTTCCGGTATTCGGAGAGCGAGGAGGTGGTGAAGGACGGCAGGAAGACCAAACAGTACGTCCTGAAGGAGCGGCCCCTGACCCCGGATGACGTCCTCGACTGGAAGGAGACGGCCGACACCGTCGTCTTCGTCACGGGGGACGGGCAAAAGATCACGGTAGATAAGACAAAGGGAAAGGCCGAAGGAAAGGCCAAGGAGTGATGAGCCATGCCCGAGCTGTCTTTTGACACCATCAGGACCCTGCTCTGCACCGCCCTCACCGGGATATTTCCGCAGGGGGGCGACATCGTCGACCTCTTCGCGGATCGCTGCATCGTCCGCTTCTATTCCCGGGACGGCAAGCTCTACGAGATCCCCTACACCATCACCGACGGCGTCCCCGCCTTCGGCGACGCAACGGAGGTCCGCAAGGAGGTGGGCTACGTGCGGGTCGCGACGCCCGTCACCCTCACCGCCGCGGTCGGCGAGAAGGCGGATGACGACTACGGCTACAAGTGGAGAGTCCAGATTATCGAATGGGGGCTGAGCAAGGACGGGGCGATCTACTGGGACAAGGAGCCCATCAGGGCCGCCATGGGGCAATACGAGGGGGCCAAGGTCTTCGCGCTCACCGAGGCGCAGCACCAGGCCAAGCCGCACCCCTACGGCAAATCGGTCCGCGACCTCGTCGGGTGGCTGGAGAACGTCCAGGAGAACGCGACAGGACTGGAAGGTGATTTCAACATCCTGAAAGCCGCCTCCTGGCTCCGCGACATGGTGGTCGATTCATTCGAGCGCGGCAAGCCCGATCTGATCGGCCTCTCCAACGACGTTATGGCGGAGACGGCCAAAAAGTTAGTAGCGGGGAAGCGGGTGCCCTGCCCGACGGAGATCAGGGCGGTGACGGTGGACGTGGTATACAACCCCGCCGGGGGCGGGAGGTTCATTCAATTGGCCGCGGCGACGCGGAACGAAAACGAGGAGGACGGGAACATGCTGGAAAAGCTTTTGGCGGCATTGAAGGATTTACGGCCCGACGTGTACAAGACGATCGAGCCGAAGGTGGAGGACGGAACGATCACGGAGGAGGATATCGACCGGGCGGTTGCCGCGGCGGGTCCGATGCCTGTCCGTGGAGAAACGGGGAGCGGCGACGCGGCCAAACAGGCCCAGGATATCCTTACGCAGGCGCGAATCATTGCTTGCGGCATCACGCTCAAGGACGAGCTGACGGCATCGGGGCTGCCGACCCTCTCGGCGGTGCGGCTCACCAGGCAGTACGAGAACCGCGTCTTCGAGACGGAGGCCCTGCGGGCGTCCATCAGGGAGGAGAAGGAGTACCTCGATCAGCTCCTCGGCTCTGGCTCGATCGAAGGCGCGGGCGGTCTCAGGGTCGTCGCCGACCAGAAGGAGAAGAACGACCAGATGCTCGACGCGTTCTTCGAGGGCAAGCCCGGCGCAATGAGCTTCAAGGCCTGCTATATCCAGATCACCGGAGACGAGCGGGTCACCGGCCATTTGAAGGCCGCCCGGCGCTTCACCGCATCGATCGAATCGACGACCTGGGCGGAGGTGCTGGGAGACGCGATCACCCGGAGGATGCTCGCCGAGTACCGCCTGCCGGGGCTGGACGACTGGAGGAAGATCGTCGAGGTCGTCCCGGCATCGGACTTCCGGACGAACCACCGGCCGAGGATGGGCGGCTACGGCGACCTGCCGACCGTCGCCCAGGGAGATCCGTATGGCGCCCTCGGAAGCCCCTCGGACGAGGAAGCGACCTATATGGTGTCGAAGAAAGGCGGCACCGAGGAAATCACCCTGGAGGCCATCAAGAACGACGACGTCGGCGCGATCCGCCGGGTGCCGGTCAAGCTGAGCCGGGCGGCGAAGCGGACCCTCTTCAAGTTCGTCTTCGACTTTTTGAAGGACAACGCCGCTATCTACGACGCCGTTGCCCTCTTCCATTCTTCCCACGGCAACCTCGGCAGCGCGGCCCTCGACGCGGCCAACCTCAATACGCGGCGGGTCGCCATGTACAAGCAGACGGAGGCGGACTCCGCCGAACAGATCGGCCTGGTCGCGAAGTACGTCGTCGTGCCCATCGACCTCCAGAAGACGGCCTTCGACCTGGTCGTCACGCCGAACGCGGGGAACTACGTGCCCACGGCCCCCGACTTTTTGAAGACCCTCACCTGGGAGATGATCGTGGTGCCGTACTGGACGGACACGAACAACTGGTACGAGGTGGCCGACCCGAAGGACTGCCCGACCATAGAGATCGCCTTTCTCGACGGCAACGAGGAGCCGGAGCTGTTCGTCCAGGATATGCCGAACGTGGGGAGCATGTTCTCGAACGACAAGCTCACCTACAAGATCCGCCACATTTACGGCGGCGCGGTCATGGACTACCGGCCCTTTCAGGGAAGCATAGTGACGTAGCAATGAAAAAGGAGAACGAAATGAAGAGACTAAAACCGCTTGCGTTGTTGATCGCGGCTATCTGCCTTGCGGCCCTCTGTCTGTTCGCGCAGGCCACGACTGCGCGCGCGTCGACCTCGAACTACCCCGAGACGGTCACCGGCATCCAGGTGACCCCCATCTACATCCCCGGAGCGATCACCGCCACGAGAACGCCGATCAAGTTCAGGGTGCCCTCCAAGATGCACGTGATCGGCGTCTCCGCTTATGCGCGGGTCATCGATACCTCTGACGGCAACGAGACGCAGACCGTGGACATCCAGGAGGCCGGGACCTCGATCCTCAGCTCCGCCATCTCACTCGCGGCCCAGGACACGATCTACGAGGGGACGATATCGGACAAGTACATCGCCGATGAGGCGACCGTGAGCATTGTCCTGACGCTCGGGGGCACCACCCCGAGCATCACGGATACGACGGTGACCCTCATCATGAGACGGACGAACTAAAAGGGAGGTGACCACATGAAGAAAAAGACCGGGATAAAGACCGGGTTCATCGCGGCGGTCCTGGCGGTACTGCTCGCCGCTGTGCTCTGTAGCGTTCCCTACGCGCGGGCCGGGACGATCCGGGAGACGGGCGTCTTCCACCTCATTCACCGCGCGGCGGACGGGGCCGTCCTCTGGGAAGGTGATGCCGTCAACACCCTCGCCGACGAGGGCGAGCAGTTGTTCCTCAACTGCACCCTTCGCGCGACGAGCTGCCCGGCCACCTTCTATATGCGCCTCTACAACGACACGCCGGCGGAAACCGATACACTTTCGGACCTCACGGGCGAGCCGAGCACGAACGGCTACGCGGCCCAGGAGGTGACGCGCGATTCCTCGGGATGGCCGACCCTTGCCCTTGATTCTGGCGACTACCAGGCGACCTCCAGCACGGAGACATTCAGCGCCTCGGGCGGATCGTGGGGGCCGGTGACGTACCTTGTCCTGGCGACGAGTTCCGACGGCACGGGTAAGGTCGTGAGCTATGCGGCCCTATCGACGTCCCGGACCCTCGCCTCGGGCGAATCGCTCCAGGTGACCTACAAGCTGAAGCTCCAGTAAGGGGTGATGAGGAATGGCGACACAATGGTTCATCTGCCCGTACAAGCTCAGGGATAAGACCTTTATGTCCCGCCCGATGCGGTACTGCGCCATGGACGACTACACGGCGCGGATCGAGAAGGACAACGGCGCATGGGTCGAAAGCGAGGTCGGTGACGGATACGCCATCGTCAAGGTCCGGGCTGAGGAAGAGACCCTGGAGGGCATAACGGGAGATGGGTTTGTGCCCATCGCCTTATCCGGCGTGGACGATGAGATGTCCTCGCTCGGCGATGAGGAGCTGGCGGCGATCCGGGCGGCCATCCTCGCCATGGGGTACACGGAGGCCGAGATCGCCGCGTCTCTCGGGGAGATTGCAAAGTGCACGCTCGGGGACGTGCTGACCTTCTGCGCGAGCCGCCGGGCGGTGCTTGCCTATGACGAGGCGAGTGAAAGCATGGTGTCAACGGACGTTTACGAGTCGTGCAAGCCTGTCTCCGACGTGGACGAAGCGGTTGCCGATGACATATCGGCAACGGAAGAAACGATCATTGAGGCAAGCAAAACGGTGACAGGGTAATGGCATTTCCCACGACATCGATCCTTGACGATTTCAACCGCTCGAACGAAGGGCCACCCCCGTCGTCGTCGTGGTCATCGATATCGGGAGTAGGCGGAATAAAGGTCGTCTCCAACGCCGCAAAGGGCGACACCAGCTCATTCAACAGTTCTCTATGGAATACTGCTCCCGGAGACGATCAGGAATGCTCTCTGATCTATTCCACCCTTGCCGGAAGTGGCAATGACTCTGGGATTTATCTAAGAGCAGATACCTCGATGAATGGTTACATAATCGATTACGCCCAAGGTTCCGGTGTTTATGTAGGGAAACTGGTCACCGGGTCGTTTACGCAGATCGGCTCGACAATATCGCAGGCGTTTTCTGCGGGAGATGCGATAGGCGGATCAATTGAAGGCAACACCCTTAAGGTTTTTCGCAAGCCCTCCGGCGGCTCGTGGGAGCAGATCGGCGGTGACTATACAACCGGAGGGGAATTTACCTCCGGCACAATCGGAATGATAATTGTTGGTACTACCGGAGTATTGGAGGACTTCGGCGGGGGCACCATGGTATCGGGGCCGACCTACACGGAGGACATCACCG